GACATCTATCGAGAGCGGATGAACGAACACTACCGTAAACACGTGGCCACTAAGTACGCGTGCTTCATCCGGGAGTTGTACGAAGTGAAAGCTAAGCACTCTTTTGAAATAGGTTGCGGAGCAGGTAACATCACGCGTATTCTAAGAGAAATGGAGTCCAAGAACCAGCACGAGAGCTGGCACGGTTTAGTTGACAGTTGTCCGAAGATGCTTAGTCTAGCGATCGACAATAACCAGCACGCCAACTGTGCTTTTATATGCGCCGACGTCGTAACTGCTGGGTTTGGAGAGACTAATTTAGTTCACTCACACGGACTACTAGAACACTTCGACGACAAAGCCATTCGTCACGTATTAGATAAGTTACTGTACGCGTCTCCAGTTCAAATTCACTACGTTCCTAGCGCTAAGTACGAGGTCCCCTCGCGCGGGGACGAACGACTACTAGAACCAGCCCAGTGGGAAGAAATATTAAGTCCATTTCCACGTTCTGAAGTATCCACTTTTAACGGTGGGTATGATATTATCCTAAGAATCGAGAGATGACATGCTTGAAGCTGGTAAAGTTTACAAACACGAGAATTGTACAGACGTAGCTATATACGTCGCCCTCGTTTTGGAAGAAACCCCCGAGTCTATAAAGGTTCACGTACACTGGGTCAACGTAGCGCACCGGCGACACTTTATCATAGAGCAAGAAGATATTTCAATAAAGAAGGCTGACGCCCCAAGGTGGAGACCATTCGAAGTGAGGTTCACATGAAAATTTACGAAACTATTCACGAGGCTTATTTAGGCTCGTTGGCGGACGTTTACGATAATCCTGATCATACAGCCGAGCCCAGGGGTCAGCGCACCAGAGAGAAGCTTAACTACCAGTTCGTTGTGAGGAATCCCAGAGTTGAGTCCATCGTAACGAGAGACGAGGAACGCAACGCAGTCATCGCAGACTATACAGCCAAAGAAGTAGAGCTGTACGACTCTTGTACAAACTTAGCCAAGGACTTCGGTAGAGCGTCTAAGTTCTGGCTTAAACTGGCAAATCCAGACGGAACGGTCAACTCCGCGTACGGACACCTCATTTGGAAGAATAAGTCTCACGGTAGCGAGTTCGAAGGCGTGACGAGGACTCCTTGGGAATGGGCAAAACATTCTTTAATAAAAGATAAGGATACGCGACAAGCTATACTTCGGTTTAGTCTTCCGGAACACGCCTGGGACGGAGTCAAAGATTTTACGTGTACACTTGATGGAATATTTCTTATTCGTGAGAATAGATTGAATCTCACTATTTCAATGCGCTCAAACGATCTCACGTTGGGATTAGTCTATGACTTGCCGTGGTTCATATCATTAATGTATAAAATGTGTACAGAATTGCACGAAGTTTATCCGGAATTGCAAATTGGCACTTATACTCACTTGGTGCACTCCCTCCACATTTACGACCGAGACGAAGAAAAGATTCTCAAGATGCTGGGCCGAAAATAATTAGTTTACTTTTAATATTCTTTTGATAAGATTTTTAACTGAGACCGGAAATGTCTTCGGCGCTCAGTTAACAAAGGAGTTAATAATGTCTACTATATTTAGATCTCCAACTATTAAAAATTGCCAAAGAAAATCAACGTACTTATTTGCGTCTGAGGTCGCTAAAATTAAAAGCGGACACATCAAAACTGTTGTCGTATCAGATGAGCTCGAGAAAAAGACCTTTGAGTTGCCAGCGATAGACTGCGTAGAGGCGCTGCTCGATTCAGTATATCACGGCGCCAGCGACACTTACCAATGCTTTAACTACGGAGTACTCTTGGATCTCCTAAATAAAACCAAGTTGCGTCCGGAATACTGGACTCAAGATAAAGTTGCTACATTTTTCAATGTTCCGGCGAACTATATCTGCGATCTTCACAAGTTTAATTTTCTCCAACCGTCTGCGAAAGACGGCAGGGCGCTTTTATACTTAAAAGAGGATGTATTAGCGGCCGCAGCTGAAGCTAGAGTTCAATTATGGCAAAAATACTGCCAAGGCGGTCGTTCCATCATGAAAGGAGAATAATATGATTCCTAAACAATTCATCATCGAAGGCGTCGACCGAATGGGAAAGAGCACTCTCATTCAAGGGTTACTCGATACGTTGGGTTACCACCTCACGATTCACTACGCGAAGCCTCAGAAGCTAAGAGCGTACGCGGATCTTCCCGATCCAGCGTTCCGATACCAGTGGGAGCTGTACAACCAAATGTTCGGGCTCATAGACCAACAAGCCAAAGTCATATTTGACCGCGGCCACTTGGGCGAACTCGTTTACGCCCCGATGTACCGTAAGTACGACGTGGGCTACGTGCGCGACATGGAAGCGGCGTCAGATACTTCCAACACTCGTTTGGTGCTCTTGACCACAAGTGACTGGTCTTTCATTCAAGACGACGGGAACTCGATTGACTTCAACCGAAAAGAAGAAGAGCAAGCCGCTTTTATCAAGGTATTCGAACAGTCTGCCATCAAGGACAAGGTGCTAGTTGACGTAAGTAGCGGAAAAGGCGGGTATAAACCGGCTGCGGAAGTCTTAGCCGCGGTCTTAAAAAAATAGTGTACTTTCTAGTTGAAGGACGCTATAATGAACTCAGGTCAAACGAAATCCTTTAAGGAGGGTGATTAAAAATGGAAACTGAAACTCTAGCCACGAGCCAAGAAGCTCAAGCCGCCGAAGCAAAGAACGAAGGCGCGTCTCAAAAAGACACGGTCTACGCTCTCGCGCTGGCTGCGTTGGGTGAAGCAAAGCCCGCTGAGGGGCAGCCTCTGAAGAGCCTAATCACGAAGGAAGTGCGTAAGCAAATCCGAGTGAAGCTTTACGAAGGCATCGAGAACGGTACGATTGGGTACGCTCGTTCTGGTAAGACCGACGGCGAGCTCAAGAAGTATTGCTCCAGCCTCATCAACAATTGGCTCAAAAAAGACGCTCGCTTTAACTAACCCCAAACCCAAGTTTGCGGGGCCAGACATTACGGTGATTCTGGGATAAACGAGCCGTTAACTCGTGAGCGCGGTCGCGGATCCGCCCCTCAATGTTTGACTTAACTTTGGTATAATTCCTTAATGAAGGAGCCAAAGTCAAACGCTTACGGAATGACCCCGAAGTATGAAATCGGGGACTCAGTTAGAGTGTGGTCCGTTCTAAAAAATCCGGTGGGAACGATTGAATACATCGTAGATCCGGAGGCATCCCCAATCAAGTATGTCGTGCGGTATCAATACCACGACGGACGAAATTTTGTTGAGGAGATTGCTCAAGACGACTTAACTTTGGTCGAACGACGATCAAATTTTCATTGCAATTGCAAGACAGTCTCAGATGTACACGCGAAGTGGTGTTATCGGTATAATAAGCCTAGGTGGTAAAATGAAAGAAAAGTTGAAAGAAGTAGCTAAGGGTTCTATGGCCATCTTGTCCGTGGCCCTCGTTGTTATGGTCGTTACTAGAGTTCTCGACGATTTGTATGATTTCCGTCTTTTGATGGCTGCGGCTGGCGGAGCTTTCGGATTCGAACCCCTTAAGAAATTGTTTAGCAAAATCAAAGGTTTAGAATAAGTCATATACTTTATGAGCTTTTGAGCTCATAAATTTGAATCCCCGTAAAGTGCGCTTTACGGGAACTTTCTGGGCGAGCGCAAACGGACGAAACGATCGGACTATCCGCAACGTGCGCAACGGCAAACTTGGAAGAAGCTGAATTGAAGTTGCAAGAAGTCCTATTCCAAGCGAAGTCTTAGTCCAGAATTACGGGCCGACTCGGGTCACCCCCTTGTGGTAAGCTGACCCGAGTCGTGCCTTTACGGACCAACCGACTTAACTTGATATAATTCCTAAATGGACATAGAAGTTAAGCTCATAGCCGAAGAACTCGGTAAATCCTTAAAAAATATCGCCCCCCAAGTTCAGGCTGAGCTCGAACAAGCCGTCGGTAACTTGGCTAACGCGGCGTACGCCGCGATGGTGGCCAAAGTGCAAGGAATGAGCTTGGATCCAAAGAACCGTCAAGCGTACCTCAAGGCTCTCAAGTTCGAGAATTTGGGCGACGCAACTTGGTTGATTTACCTCGATGGAGAGTGGGCTCAAAAACTCGAAGAAGGCTTCGGGGCTTACTCGATTAAAGATCAGCTTCTCAAATCAACTAAGACCGTAGAAGTCGGCTCTCGTTCAGGTCAACCGTGGGTTAGAAAGTCCAAAAAGGGATCTAAATACGCCGCGGTCCCGTTTGAACACAAACCATTCTCGGGCGAAAAGATGGCCGGTAACTTAGCCGATGACATCTCGAAAATTTTAGTCAAAAATAGAATGGGCGAAGATCAGCCCATCACCAAAATTTTTAAGGATTTAGAGGGCAAACCCATCGCGGGAAAAGTGGCCGTTGGGGGAGAACATCCCACGAATCCGAACCTCACGGGTCTCACGAAATACCAGTCGGTCTCGGACTCTGGAAAAGTTTCATCGATTTACATGACTTATCGTATGGTTTCTGAAAATTCAACCGGATGGACTCATCCGGGCCACGGTGGGTATCAGCTTTTTAAAGAGGCCGAGGAATACGTTCAGACTGAACTTAAGAATATCCTCAATACGCTCCTTTAGGTATAATTTAGTGACTGGAAGGGTTACATGGGAATTCACTTAACCGATTTAATCATCGAAGCTACGATTCGCGACGGGATCGAGTACCTCAAAGCGAACCCCGAAGTGGTGGACGATATTTTTGCGCCCCTCACTCGCACCTACAACCAACGCAAATACGGCCAAGCCGAGATCGATAAAATTAAGACTTTACTTCAGGCCAAGAACATAGCCGTGGTTCACTCTTTTCACGAGGCGGCCGCGAAAGCCCCGTGTTACTCCATTCAACTTGGAGCCGAAGCCGAAGCCAAGGACCGAGCTCACTTAGGCGACTTCGAAGCCGACGTTCAAGAGGACATCGAAGACGAAGACTCGCTCATTCGAGTCCCGCTATTCACTCCCTCAGCTTACGATCCCGTGACTGGAAAAGTTTCAGTTCCAGACTTAGTTGACTTAACTCCTCTCCATCCGGCTTATATCTTCGTGGACGCCGACGAAAACGAGTTCGAAGTCAAGCCCGGCATCTCAAATGTTCCAGGCAACAAATTTTTCTTCATCGATAAATTTCAGACCCCTAATGTCTCTGACGATTGCTTTATCAAGACGTTCTTGAGTTACACCCAGCACGAAGAGAAGGGCGATTCTTCGTCCGTCAACATTCTCGTGGGCGTTCACACCAAAGAGCCATTGTTGACTAAGTATCTCTACATCATCTTGAAGTACATCATGAAGTCGCGCAAGAACGACCTCATTCGCCGAGGTCTCGTTAACTCGACTTTTCAAGGCTCAGATTTCACTCGCGACTTGGCTTATCAAGGCGACCAAGTTTTTACTCGCTTCTTTACCATCTCGGGCCAAGTTGATGATACGTGGGCTTCCGTCGACGTGCCGCTCATCGACAACGTCGAGATCGAGGCCACTCCAGTCGAGTGTCCTGACGAGGATGAGTCATAAGGAAGCTAATCGACTAGTTTTAGGTATAATTGGACTATGGAAAAACGGAGACGTAAGCAGAGTCCCGTCGATTCCGAATCGCGAGACCCGGTTGCAAAACCAAGTCAAGTGATGACTTTCGACGCGTTCTTCAACAAGTGCGTGATGGAAGGTAGACTCAAGAAATGGCAGAGATTGGAGATTGCTGCCTTCTTCAGAGATCTAAATTTGAGAGAGAAAGAAGATTTAGAACTTTTCGAAACATCACTGAAAAAGTATTAATTTAGGAGAAGCACATGGCCATTAAGAAATCATTTAACGGAGCGACGATTTACAAACCGGGCCCGTACTCTAAGTTCAAAGTCGACAACTCCGGCGGTTCTGACCTCGGTGCAAACGAAACCTTGTTCTTGATCGGTGAAGCCGCTAAAGGCGCGCCTGGATCGTCTGAAGGAATTCAAGAATTTTCAGCCGCTCGTCTCGACGCCCTCATCGAGAAATACGGATCGGGTCCCATCGTCGACGCAGCAGTCGCAGCAGTTCGTCCCAGTAAGACCCCCGGAGTCGGCGGCGCTGGACGCATGCTCGTCTACAAGACTAACGCGTCCCTCCAAGCTTCAGCTGACTTGACTAAAGGCGGCCCAGTTCAGTTTACAGTGAAAGATCGGGCTTACGGATCGACCGGCAACAACTACACCATCGTGGTTGCCGCGGGCTCTTCAGCAGATCAGAAGACGATCTCAATCCAGCAACTCGGTGGAACTACTGAGTCGCTGGGCGAGAACGATAACCTCGGAATCATCACGATCGAGTACACTGGCGACGCCACCACAGCTGTGGCTGCGATCGCTGGCTTGACTCGCGCGGCTCTGACTCTCACCACGACTCTGGCGGGTGACCAGACCGACGGTTCCATGAACTTGTCGATTCCCCTTCAAGGCAAGACCATGAAGCAACTGGTTGACCTCATCAACCAGCAAGTTGGGTACGTCGCTACTCTAGTGACGGCTTCGATGGCTTCAAAGAGCTCCACGGAACTAGACCCACGCTCTTCGGTCTCCATCCTCTCTCCAGTAACTTTTAAGAGACTCTCGATCGAGATTCTAGAGCTCATCAACGAATCGGCTCGGGTAATAGCTACGGAAGCTTCTCAGCCCCTCGGCGGAGTGCCAGACAACCAGTCGAAGCAACTCACCGGT